TGTATTTGAACTCCTGTCGAGACGGTTTGGATTAGGTGTGCTTGAACTTCGTGAGGATACATTACACCCATTGGGGTTGAAATTGGATTAGATAATCCCTCAGCAGTCAAACCATAAACTAAAATTTTATTCTGTATATCTGATTCTTTTAAATCTGCAAATGATATAGAATTGAATTGATTCCAATATGATACCATTAAGTCACCACTTGATGTGGTCTGTATTGGTTTGTCTCTGCCCATTTTCACCCATTCAATACCTGCATCTTGCGTGACTCTTGTTTGATAATTAGGTTGGTCATAATAAGCCCTAAGAACTTCAAAACCTAAACTTGGATATAATTGACCATTCGCCTGGATGACTAAAGGAATTGACCTTGTGGTACCATCAAAATTAGGAGTATTCGCTACAGGTGGTGTGGCAACTGTCACTCCCATACCCCATGCACTACTTTGTAGTTCTGGTATTGGCGAAACTAAACCAGAAAAGTTCCAGACATGGTCTTGTATATCACCATCTCCAAATACAGATGTATTTACAAATGGTGCGTTGCCTGATTCTTTTTGAATTGTTGGTGCTGATGAAAGTATTGTTAATCTATTTTCTAATGCATTTGCAAAGACTTCATCGCCACCGAATCTATCTTTTTCTGCAAATAGTATATTGAATACATGAGTATTTGAGTAATGTGTTTCCCATAATGTATCTGCGTATATGTCTCTAGGGAAAGGATATTGACCATACTTATCTATAGACTTCTCATCTATATTGACTAGAAGTATATCGTCTACTTGTTGTTTTTCTTTTGTTTCATGTAGAACATCGAAGTAAGACCAACGAATGTTGTCTATGAGATAAGGTGACCATATCTTCATACCTACTAATGCAACGATAGTAAGTAATACCGTTTTCCAATTATACATTCTCTTTATTTTTTACTTGATTGAGTGTCTTGAAATAATAGTTTCTAAACTGAACTCCCATCCATACGCCACCTTTGTAAGATGCTTCTCTACAATCTTCAAAAACATATAATGGTATTATACCTAGTATTTTATCTTTAAAGATTCTCCAGTCTTCGCCCTTTTCAACTAATGTATACATTACTGAATCCAACAAACTGGATATACGCACCAATAAGGATTAGCAAATCCTAACATCCATAATATTAAAATCCATAAAGGGATTTGTATCCAAGTTTTACCTCTTGACCATTCTCTGAATCGTATGGCATATGGTGCCATTTTATTAAATAACCAATCTTGCATCATTTCATCCAAGTTATATAAACATATATTGCGCCACCTATGAGTAGTATCATAAGAAACCAATTAAGAACTTTTTTCCAAAATCTTTTTCTTTTCTTAATTCGCCATTCGCCTTTAAGTTTTAGTATTCTATCTTTCCACTCTTCTTTCATCTTCTTCTAATCTAACTATGTATTCTTTTAAATCTATTGTATAATTTTTAAGTCTTTGTGCCATATTGTAATGCCACTCTTTATCGATGCCTCTCGAAGACATCTCCATATGATAATCATGTGATTTTAGAATAACTGCTATTGCATCTTGATATGGCCTTCTGACCAAAGATGTAAATGTCCTTTTCGATTGTTTGTAATTGTTTTGCACTCAAACTAATTTCCTTGACTAATATTTACTGTGCAACCACCAACTGTATAACAAGTTTGAGTAAGTGAATATGATTGATTTGTATTACCTTGTTGTAGTAAATTAAATATTGTATGTTCTGACCCCATTATAACTATTTGTGCGTTATGTGATGCATCACCTTTCTGCATCATTGTAGATTCTGAATCATCTGTATTACCATACCAATATATGTGTGCATAATGACTGCCTGAACCTTCTTGATGCATATCGTGTTCTACACCATCAACATGTATGTCTATGTAATGCGTATGACTTCCGTTTTGATATACATCTACTATGTTTGTATCTCCCCAAATATGACGACCATATGTTGCGCCATTCCATTGTTCTACACTTTCAATATTATTAACACCATCTACATCACCGCCCCAACTTTTACCTGAACCCCAATATGGAACCCATGAGATAGTATTACCACTTCCATTTTGTGACAGGTTGAAAGTATTACCTGAGTGTGCGTATGAAAAATCTATAAAGTTTCCATACCCTATTTGTTCTATGTTTAAATTTAGATTATCGCCATCATTACCAACTTGTTCTACATGAACATGATTATCATCTGTTGGACCAGCAAAAGCCATAGGGATAATTAATATCCCTATGAGTGTATATAATATATTTTTTAAAATATCCACCATAAAATTAATCCTAATAAAAGGCCTTCAGCCCACGCTACCCATAACATTTGATATTCGTCCCAACCAAACCAGTTCATGACTTCCCATGTAAGGTTTTCATGCCACATTCTTATGCTGTTGAGTTTTTCTCTTATGTCCATGTATATCTCCTAATTTTGTCTAATAACAATTTCGATTCCTTCTCCTCGACCAAATGTTATGATACCTGAATATCCTTCTACATCTGTTTCTAAGAAACCAGAACCTCCACTTGCTATTACTATATTTATGACTCCATTTACATTACGGAAGAAAACTAAATCGCCATCTTGTTCAAAGACATTGTATTGCGAATCTTTATTAAAACCTACTGTTGCACCATTTAATGCGAAACCAGAAACACCTGTTTCTGCCTGTGCATCGCCTAATGATACTGTAGTCTTTTCTAATTCTTCTATAACATCAAGTAAGTCGGTTAAGAAGTCGACATCCAGATAATCTATATCTAGTTCTGAGAACTCCAAATTACCCTTAGTATCTTCTAATGCATCTGCCTCTAGTTCATTGAACTCTAGAAAGTCTACATCGAGAATACCTTGGTCTTGGTCCATCTCATCTGCTACGCCCTCTTCTATCGCCTCTCGTATCTCCGTTGGAGGATTTACGATAAACATATTGTCAATCATGTTAGGTGTAATACCTTGAACTATGACTGACGAAGTTGGTGGTGTATCATATGACGATACTACTGTAGCGGCATATGCCTCGTTTAATACAACTTCACCACCATCATTATAAACTACTATTTCTCCTGATGATGCACCTGTTTGTTCATCAGGAAGTAAAACAACCATTGTTCTTCCGAGTTCGTCAATGGTTGTTGTAAAATCTGTCCCTCTCATTGTGATGTTTGCAGTTGGCGTTGAAACATCTACATTTTGTTTTTTAATTCTGTCGCCAGCACCCGAGGCAAATCTTGCTGTGCCTCTTGCCATTCTAATTGACATCTTTGATAGACTTGGGTCTGGGTCGTAATATGCCTCGTCAATATAGACAAGACTGTTTTCTGTTAATGATAATTGTTCTTTATCTAAAAACTCAATTAACATTCTGCCATTGGCAGTCTCAGCTTCATCATATATATTTACATCTGAACCTACATCTGATAAGAGTCTTTCTGATTCTCTTACAAGCGATGTGACACCTGTTGATTCAATAACACCACCAATGGGTTCGCTATAAACGAACCCACTAATGATAACAAAAAAACTAGCTGTCGCCAGCTGAATCTTGTTGATTAATTTGAATAACACTATTATCACTCGTCACATCTAATGTGATGTGAGCATCTGGTGAAACACAGGCGTTTGATGCGCCAGTAGCACATGTTCCAGATATTTGATTAATATCTACATCTGCACTATCACCACTTAATTCAAAATTTAACTCCTGTTCGCCATCGTTCTGCAATGTGTTAATATTGTTTGAGTCACCTGTGATGTCAAAGTTCCAAACTAAGTCATCAGATTCCCAATCAACATCAAATACATTTGAACTTCCGGTTAAGACTAAATCTGCGTTCAATCTTTCAGCACTAAACTCATACCCTTGGTCTAAATCAAAAGTATTAGAGTCGCCAACGATTGTAAATTGAATTGATGAATCGTCACTAGAACCGATGTAACCTATGTTCCAATCGATACTGTTAGAATCACCAACCATCATTAAGTCGTAATCAGAAGAGTCTGCGATAACTGGACCAAATAATAAGTTCTGATTACCTATCATGTCTATATTAAAATCTAAAGACTGACCAGTAATAGTCATATTAGAACCTGAACCACTTGAAAAGTCATCAAGTCCTATTTTGTTACCAAAACCGATTTGGTCAATGTATAACTTCAAGGTATCCCCTGTTTGTGTTATCATAACCTCGTTATCATCAGTTGCTTGTGCGAAAACGAATGTTGAGCTCATAAGTAATACTAAACTAAGTATTTTATTCATTTTCTTCTTCCTCCAAAGAGTGTTTATCGTTCACACCATCATTGTTATGTGGGTGACGATGACCCTCTTCAATAATCCAAAAACCTCTATCATGTCCTTGGTAAATTAATTCCAACACGGCAGCTTCAATAGCTACTCGTGTTGCGTAAGTCACGGATTCATTATTACCCACTCCGTCCTCGAATTCGACTAATTGTGTTCCCTCTTCTATGAATCGGAATATATCGCCTCCTTCACCGACTGAAAGGATAGTCTTTCTAGTCTGGACATTTAATAATACTTCACCTGTTAGAACTGATACAGCTCTCATACTAACGGTGACAGCATCTTTACGATACTGTCTACTTACTCCAATCCCAAGCGTTCTTGCGCCTCGACCACCTGTATACAGATTGGAATCATACCCAACAATTCCACCCTCTATTATAATTCCTGCGAATAAGAGTGGATTCAATTCTTGATACTTGTCTTGTCCTTCTTGTTTAGCAAAGTCTTGCCTTGCACTTCTAATAATTTGTCTCTCTCTAACCAAATGGTCTATACCTTTTCTCTCTACAACTCTAAACCATTTATTACCACCAGCAGTTTTAAGTGCATCTATTAACATTGCAGTTCCACCTTGTGTGACTGCTGTTGAGAAAGATGCGATGTTTGGTAATTCTTTTCTTTGTCCTGTTAAATCTTGAAAACCATAAACTGCAACTACAGGCATTTCTTTTGCAGGTGGTAAATCTAATAATTGTAAGAATGAAGGAAGTCTTATAACTTCTGCCTCATCTACACAAATATATGGCATTGCCCTCTCAAAAGTTCTGCCGATTGCCTTTGCATAGTTTACTAAGTCATGAGGATATTCATCACCCCATGTTGCAGGATTACAATCCTGTGGGTCGCTAGAAAACTTAGGCACCGATGCACAACCAGATATGAGTAATGTCAATGCGAGTAAATATTTAACCATCGGGGTCTTGACCATAATTACCAGTTCCGATAGGTATTTCTATAACTGTTTCAGAACCATCTGATGAAACGATTGTCATTCTTATAAATTCAGAACCATCATCATTAGTAATAACTTCGTATGTGACTGTATTGCCTTCTAATACGAATGAACCAAATCGAACTGCATTATCATTTGAGAACATAGATTCTACAAGTTGTTTTGCCATTTGAGCATAGATTCTTGATTCTAAGTTCCTAATAAATTTTGCTAAGGTGGAATTATCCGCCTCTCTTTCAGCTGCCTTTCTGGCTGCCTCTAATGCCTCTTCAATTTCCTTTTTACGAGAAAACTCTTGGTTCTCTATGGTCAAATAGTGAGCACCTTGCCCCTTTCCTGAGAAACTAGGATTTTTGAATTCATGAACTATGGGTGTAGCAACTGCCATTGGTGTAAATACAACAGCGAGAATGACACTTAAAATATTTTTAATCTTCACTTTTTTTCTCCTTTAAGACTTGAGCCTCTCTGTATTCTAATACAGTATTTAATTTTTCAGTCAATCTTATCTGGTCTTGGTCCAACATTCTCATTTGGTCGATAAGTTTGATTAGAGTAGTCTGTTGTTTATCAATCATAGGCTCTAACTCTTCTGTCACAAATTTCCAGACAAAGTATATGAAGTATCCCATGGCAAGTGCGATGATAATAGGAAAACCAAATTGGTTGACCATATCTGCAATCGCACCAAGATAATCGACTTCTAAATCCAGAATATCTTCTGGCAGTTCGTTAATCTCTTCTTGCATCTATACTTCCATCTTCTACAAAATTTTCAGCTCTTGCAACTCTCTCTAAGTCTGGTCTAAGTTCTAGGGCTTGTGATATTAACAAGTCAATCTTGATTATATCGTTGTTCATAACTCTTGCCCTATCTTCTAACATAGCAATTATACCTGTAAGTGATTTGACATTATCAAGAACACCCTCTAGGATATATTTTAAAGTTAGAAAGATAAAAAATGCCATGACTAGAGAACCAAAAATTGGCGCTCCAACATCTGCTAAAAATTCTATCCAGTTCATAATATTATACTATTATTTATGATAATTTATTCGTTGGTCCATAAAAAAAGGGACCTAAAAGGTCCCTTTTCAAAAGTTTGAAAAAACTTTATCTTAATTGCGAGTGTATTTCATTAATCACTTGAGCTTTAGTTCCTGATTTTTTGACTTTCAGGTTCTGTTTCTCTGCAAATTCGAATAACTGAACTTTGGTTAAGTTCTTTAATTCGGCTTTACTTGTGATGCCGTTGTTGTTCGCATCTGCAACAACTTCACTTGCCGTATCTACTACGACATCAGGAGTTGTCACGCCTCTATAGGTTGATGTTGAACTGTCACTATCGTTTCTAAAGAAAACAAAGTAAACAACAACCGCTAACACTGCTATTGCAATAACATATTCCATAATTTACTCCCATGTTTATTATGAATTACCAGTATACTACTAACTCAATAAAAATAAAAGGGGTTTTTTGGAATTATTTGTCCTTTGCTTTACCAACATTCAATGCAACCCAATCAAGAAGTTTATAAGCTTTCTTGACTAGACCATCGTCTACTGGTGTCGGTGTTAAGGCTGCTACTAATGATGCGCCCATAACTAACCAAGGAATCACTTGAATGATTCTGATAATATATTCGATAAATTCTAACATATATTCTCCTGTTAAATTAAGTTTAACAAAGGATATTTATCAATTATTGTTGCCGATTGAGTATTTTTGTGTAAGTTTCCACTCTAATTTCTCTTTGTAAGGTATAACTTTTATCTGAGATAGTGGTGCTCTTGGTTCTGATATTTGATTTGAATCTAATACTTTTACTAGATTCCATTGTCTGAGTAAATCTATTATGGTGTTTCTACGACCTAAATCTGATTCATCAAAGTTGGTTTGTTTACCATCGAGTTTGAATAACTCTTTGAAGTGAACGATATAGTATTTGCCTTTTTTGTGGAGAATATGGCAGGATTGAAACAGTTCTTTTTCCTTTCTAGATGCCACACCTATACGAGATAAGGTTTCCCTTATCTTTAAGAAATCATCTTTTTCTGGAAATGTTATTTCTACTAGGTCTTTTACTAAGTCTATTTCATCCATTATTCTTGCCACCAAGTTTCATACTTTCTTTCAACTCACGATACTGTTTATCATTTAATAACTCTAGATATTCTTTGGCAACTTTTGTAGATACGCCAAAGTAATTCTTCACCGTATCTAATTTCTTACTATTGTAAGGTTTTTGCCATTTTGAAAATCTTTGTCTTTTTCTAAGAGTATTTATGAAAAACAAGTATTGAAGACGGTTGTCCGTGCTGTGACGGACATTCATCTCGTTTACTAGAAAGACAGAATCTTGATGATAAGATAATGCCTTATTGACTAAGAATGGTTGATATGCTTTCTCTTCGACCTCATCAACCATGAGGTCTTTTTTGTCGTAAGAGACCGACTTTACGAAATCAAATGGATTTCTTTTAGACAAGTTGTTTACCTGAGTCTGCAAGATTTCTAGTGACTTCTTGAACTAGGTCTTCACCTACTCTGCCTTCGACAATAGTATATTTTCTGCCAGTTTCATTGATTGTTCTCTCAATTCTGCCATCCATATATGTAATGTCTACAACACCTTTAACTGCATCTTTAGCAGTCTGGTTATTTTCATACCACATAGAAGTTAAACTATGTGCATGAATGTTCTTTACATTATTAATATATCGTTCTGCAAGAAGTATTTGTCTTTGCAGTTCAATTCTATCTTTATATTGTGTCATCATTTTGTCTCCTTAAATTGACATTCCTTCATTATCTCAGTTAGACAGGCAACAAAGTTTATCTCAGAATCCATACTAAAGGCAGACTTGTATTGATAGTCTGCAATAATTAATACACATGCTGGTATAGAACTCTTCTTTAGTCTTGTTTCAAGACTATTGAATACCTTTCTATATAGAGTATTGAAGTCATTATCAGAATTTTGACCGACCCATTTTCTCATAGCAGACCAGTTTTTATCTGCCATCATATCAATCAAAGGTGTAAGTTTTTCTTCTGAAAGTGTCGCTAGTAGGCCACTATCAATTACACCTGATGCACCATATCGTTGAACTTCATTGATACATCTTCTGAAATCTGGAAAGAACTTCATGATGAGTTCTACTAAAACTTTTTCATCGTATTGTATTGATTCACTATCACATATTGATTTTAATCTTTCGAGTCCTTCAACTGCAAGTTTTTGTTTCTCACTATTAGGCATAGTAAAATCTATAACCGTGCATCTACTATGAAGTGGTGCAATGATACGATTCTTGTAATTACATGTAAAGATAAATCTACAGTTTGATGAAAACTCTTCTATGAAGTTTCTCAATGCAGGTTGAACTGATTCAGCAGAAATATAATCTGCCTCATCTAGAATTACAACTTTAGGACCACCAGATAGTGATACTGTAG